GAATTGTAATAATTTCAATATATTGAAATGGCTATTCCCCAAGAATTCTTGGAGACGTTCCAGTCTGCATTTGATGCAGTTGGATGGAAGTTTGTGTCCTATGATGCTGGACAAAGCTATACCTTAACAAAGGATTTAGTTGTTGCTCCAATTCCCCCCCCCCTCCCTTGCCCTGACTGGTCTGTGTGTGTGCCAGTTGTTGAGCGTGCAGAGTTGACTGTAGAAGAGAAATCTATAGTTAAATATGGGCCTATTCATACACCTTCATTCCCTCGACCTCTTAAGTTGAAGCTTAAGAAAATAATAAATAATGTAGTTATAAAGGAACCTGTTGATTCGACTTGGATTAGAGATTTTTCAACTCATGTGTGTAAACATTGGTATAAGGAGGATGAACAACGTACTCCTCGTAAGTTCGTTGTGCGTAAGAAGAAAACTCCCCCAATGATAAAGAAAAAATTTAAACATCTTTCCTTTTCCGCAAAACAACGTTTAGAAATTTTAATGATGCGTCGTCGTATTTTTATAATTGAACTATTAAATTTTTATTTAAGTGATTCTGATTTTACTGATGATGATAAAAATTTAATAAGAAGTTTTATATTAGAATGTTTTGGAAAAAGTAAATTACAAGAGAACCAATTTTATAAGAAATGGCGTTCAGTTATAAAAATTTTTGTTTTAAATTATTTTGGATTTTCTGAAAAATTACGAAATTATTATACACTTCAACATCAGGCACCTAGTGATTTTACAATGGAAGTTGTAAAAGAGGTGGCACTTGCAGCGTCTGTTGCGTATTTTAGTCCTTTAGCAGCAGTCTTATATTTGGCTCGTAAACCTATTTTAGATGGCTTAGGTAATTTTATACCTGCTATGGGAAATAAGATTACAGATTCTATTGTTAAGTCAGTTGAAGATACTGGAGTGTATACTCAACGATCATTTGAAAGAAATTTTGGAAGGATTGAAACTACTATTAATACTCAATTAACTGATGTAACTGAGAGTTTTACTGCAAAAATTGATGAAGTAGGAGAAAAGGTAAAGGATGCTGTAGGTATTTTGGAAAAAGAATCTTTTATTTCTAGTATAGTTAAACGTAGTATATCTAATCCTGCTAGTTTATTAACATCTTTGCTTAAGTTGTTTCATTCTGAAAGTCTTTCTGATTTTATTGCTAATACTTTAATTGTGTCTGGTTTGTTAGGAGTGGAAAGTTTTGTGGCAAAAACTATAATTCAAAAACTCATGGCACAACCAGAGCAATTGCATCATCAGGCACCAACTAATTCATCTAAATTAATTTATTTGGCTGGATTTTTGGCAACTGTTTTTGGTTATGAAATTGGAGTATATAAAAATTCATTGTTAGAGTATATTCCTAAAGCTCATGTTGCTGCAAAACAATTAACTGAAGTTTTTGAAACGTTGGAAGATTTATTACATGAAATGGGCATTGTTACGTCTGCTCGTATGTCAACTATTGAAAACTTAAAAGAAAGAATTACTCTTTTAATTGAGGAGATGACAGCATATGAGCAGTTATATTTAACTCGACCTACTAGTTTTATTTCTCCATTAGTTTATAGTAAATTTGAAGTAATGTGTAATAATTTAATAGAGTTAGAGAAAGATTGTACGACCCAAAAATACAAGGAATTCGTTAATACGAACTTTTTAGCTGAGATTATTCAAATGTCAGGTAGATTGCGAAAGTTACGTAAAGAAGTTAACGAAGTTCGTGATAGTGTTGGTATTCGTCCAATTCCCGTAGGTGTATTGATTATGGGAGAATCTCAAATAGGTAAATCTCATTTGCAAACTGATATTATTAAACGTGTTATTCGGTTAATACAAGAAGACATGAATAGTGACACGTTTACTGATCCTCAAAATATGTTATCTTTATTTGCAGATATTGAAAATTGGTGTATTTGGGATCAAAATACCCGTGATGAATATGATGAAGGGTATCATGGTCAGCAAATTCATAGTGTTGATGATATTTTTACTGCTGCGGATCAAGAAGATCATATTGCAATTTTAAATTTTATTAGTCCTAAGAAGTTACCAACTAAACAGGCGGAATTACATTGTAAAGGTCGTCCTTATGAAGCTAGAATTTTTATTGCTTCTGCGAACAAACCTCCTGTTAATAGTGTTACTATAAATAATTTAGATGCTTTGTATAATCGTTTTCACGTTTTAGTTCATGCTAATAAAAATTCTGCCCCTGCGGACACGTATGATGAGAATTTCTCTCATTTAGATTTTCATATTGGTGAGGGTTCAGATTTTTATAAACATCGTGTGAGTGGCACTGGACAATTATTAACTCCGTGTAATGAATGTGGTGCGAAAGATGAAAATCGTAGAATGGATGATATTGCGTTTAAGATTAAGAGTGTTTTATATCGTCATGCCATTTTGCATATGGATCGTGTAAATAAGTTACATAGTAGTTATGTTCATCAAGCTCCTCGACATGCACATAGCACTGTGTTATTGGATGATAGGTTTAATCTTGATGTTTTAAGTAAAATTACTCATGAAGATAGAGTGTTTGATTGGTATCCTTTCGTTTCTAAATGTTATCAAGAGCGAAAAATTGTATTTTCTATGAATGATTTATATAAAGGTTTACCTAGTTTGTTACGTCATTCTATTATTACTTTTGATAATTTGCCAGATAATGACCATGGTCAAATGTCTGTACAGGTTTTTACTACGAAATACCAAGATTTAATTAATGTGCCGTTATACATTTTAAAACATATTAATCGTTTAAGATCACCTGTGCAAAGAATGAGTGATAATTTATTGGATGAATTGAGTAAATGTGAATTTATATTATTTGATGAAGAAAAATCTCAATTTGTGTTTTATAAGGATATGATTATTCACGAGGTAGATGTGTGTAATTTTAATGGCTCAGTAATAGATTCAAATTATTTAGCTTATTATTTTATGGATCGTGGTGTATTATTTGGGGATTTTGTTCCACAAGGGACCCCTCCAACTAATTTGCCATATCCAGAAGAGCAAAATTCAACTAGTGGACAATTTGGAAATTATTTTAATGGTGGTGCAAAAACATGGCAGTCTTTCTTTAGTTCTCATCCTAATAATCCATACAATCGACGTGGTGAATTTAAGGATTGGTTTAGTTTTGAAGCTGAATTGTATACCGCCGCTTTTAAACATATTTTTGATTATTCAAGTTATACAGAGTCATTTGATTTTAATAGATTTGGTATTCGAGCTGAAGAAATAGAAAATTGTTTTCTACGGACTTTGTTTAAGGGATCTGTGTTGTATTTAGAGCTTTTTAATCGTATTGTATCAAGTTTTGTGCAAATTACTCGTTTTATGACTGTGTGTGTAACAGAGCCTTTAGTTAGAGCTTTATTGTTTTTAACTAGCTCTTTAGGTATTGATATCTCTTCATTTTTAGATGGTGTTCAAGCTTTGACTGCATGTTTGGCTGGTTCTACATTGGGTGTATGGAGTAGTTTAGCTGTCACTGGTATGATAGTGATATATTTCTTTAAAATGTTGAATTTCTTTAAGGATAAAGCTGTGAGTACAATAATAGGTGATAAGGAACAACAATCTGAAAATAATTCAAAAATTGGATCGCGTCCAGCAAAGAAACGTTATATTTTAAAGAAAAATAAACAAAATAATGGTAGTGTTTTTGTGAAACGACGAGATGAACCTGTAAAGTTTGTTGAAATGATTCGTTCCCAGCAGTCTTGTTTATCAACTTTTCCTGGAGATAATATGCCATGTAAGTTACAAATTGTGGAAACTGATAAGATTAAAAGTGTTGTACACAGTAAGACTGAATTGGCTAAAATTCGTAGGGAATATCCTGATAAGAATGTAGATTTTAAAAGTCATTTTATTAAACAAGATATATTCGATAGTCGATATTGTCCAAATTTACCTCGTGTTCATTGTGTGGCTGCTGATTATGGTATGTCGAAAGGTGTTGCTGGTTATATAACCCGGCAGGACCCTAGTGTGCGTGAAAGTATGAAAGAACTGTGTGGAGATCCTCAAATTGGTACAGTATTAAGTGTACCTTGTATGATTAAAGGCTTTAGTTTTGATTTAATTTCTATAGTTACAAAATTGCGTAGTGATGGAAAACCAACCTTGAAGGACTATGAACAGTGTCTTGTAAATTTACGAGAATTTATGGAAGATGAGAAAGTTCCTGAAGTTGTTATGCCTTTAATTGGTATGGGTTTAGATAAAATTCCATTGGATGTAGCTTTTAGAATTATTTATAAGGTTTTTAATGGTTCTAATTTAGGTTTATATATGTGTTATAAAAATTTTACGAAGGAATGGAATTTTGAGCGTTCTCCTTTGATTGAGGTATGTGATAATCTAGATACTTTTTATTATGTAGATAAGAGTGTACCAATTGATGAATGGATGAAAAGCCCTATGGTATTTTATAATAGTTCAGTTGCATTAGATGTAGAAGTTAAAGATCTTATTACTGATAGATGTTTTGTGCGTACAGTTAAGTCCCCTACATTAAATGGTTTTGTTGATTTCTTAATGGATGTTGTTAATTGGGTTATTGAAAATCGTCATCCTCATATTTATATTCCTGAAATTTGTTTTAATAATTCATGGTTTTGTGGAGATTATGCATGGTGGTTATTATTCATTTTGAGTGATAATCTTTTCTTTTCAAATTTAGGTATTTTAGATTCAGATGCTTATACCCGTGAGATGTGTGTTGAAGCGTTTATTAGACATAATTTGTTAACACCTTTAGATAAATCATCATCTATTAGTAAATCTGATATAGAACAAGAGGTTTTGCGTATGCAGGGTAATTTGCGTCCAGAATTAATGCTTCAGGTTAAATCAGATCCTAATGCCTTGATGCTTTTGTCTAGTATGAAGAAAAATTGTTTAGTTGGAGTTGCACCTTTATTAGTTGCAGCAGAGGCTGCTGTAGTTGGCAATAGTTTATTAGGTTGGGGTTTTCAAAATTATGTTATTTTTCCTGCACATTTAATTAATAGGAAAGTGTTTGAAAAACATGGTAAATGTTGGGTTGTTGTATCAACATTAGATCATAATAGTGTTTCTCCATTGAAGTCTCAACTTCGTCGTACTCTAGCAAAAGTGTTAACTATTAATATTGATAGAGATTTGGCTTTAGCTGAATTAGCTGACACGAAATCAATAAAATCGATTTCAAGTAAAATTACGGATGAGTTTAAAACCCAAAAACCGTTTGAAACTTTTCAAAATTTTTCTAATTTGTTGTTAAATCATATTCCTACTTTTGATCAAATTTCAAAAATTCCTTCTAGTGTTCCTGTTATTCATTACCTTCCAAATAGTGGTTTAAGTTATTTAGCGAATGCAAGTTTTCGAGAGAAAGAAAAGATGTTAGTCGACGGAAATAATATTGTGCGTACTGGGTTTGAGGTTATAGGTGTAAGTGTGGCAGGGTCTCCAACAACAGCTGGAGATTGTGGTGGGCCTATAATTATGTATAATACTGCAATGTCGAACAAGCTTTTAGGAATGCATGTTATTGGTGGGCCAAATTATGCGTTTTCAATTTTAGTATGTCGTGAGTATATTGATGAGTTGTTGAGTAGTATAAATGTTAAACCACAGGGTTTAGTTTACCAGCGTCCTTATAATATATTACAAGATTTCAGAGTGTGTTGTTTGGATACTGAATCTGATTTTAATAATTTCTTTGACCTTGTTGATTTTTCCAATGATACACCTGTGGATATGCCTCATGGTAATGTAGTAATTTTGGGTTCTACAAAATATACTTCTCATCCAGCACCTTGGAATGGTGGAAGTGTATTTAAGAAGACTCCTTTCTTTGGTGCATTTCCTGAATTGGAACAACCTGCTGTGTTGCGTAATGATGATAAGCGGATGGATGATCGTTCAAATTTATTATTAGACAATATGAATAGACCGTCAATTTTAGTAACACAAACGTCAAAATTTGGGGCTCATGATTATTCGAATATAGATTTTAATCTGTTAGATTATATGGTTCGTACTCAAATTGAATATGATACAATGTTATTTAAACAGGATGATTGGAATATTGGTACTGTGAGTGATGGTGTGCTTGCTGAGGATGAAATGTTGAATGGAAATAGTATGATACAGTTTCATGAGAAGTTAGAAACTAGGTCAAGTATAGGTGTACCTTTTAATTTAATTCCGGGCCTTAAGCATAAACGTGATGTTTTTAATATATCTGATAGTGGAAATATATCGTGGCGAGATGATAAAAATGCGAAAGATTTGCGAGCAATTTTCTATAATAAGCTTTTACAAGCTCAGAAAGGGAAAGTAACTTTTTCATTATGGAAGGATTGTTTGAAAGATGAATTGCGGCCAGTTGAAGCAGTTAAAATAGGAAAAACGCGCACATTTTCTTCACCATCTATAGATATAGTTTTATTAACTAGATTTTTGTTTGGTAGGTATAAAGCTTATTATACTCAATTAGGAATAGCTAAATCTCATGCAATAGGTGTTAATCCAATTTCCTCAGATTGGTCAAAGATTGCTCATCATATAGGTGTATTTCCAAGTGTTGGTGATGCAGATTTTGGAAATTTTGATAGAGCAATTCCTCCAGCGTTTTATAAGGCAGCGTATTTGATTATTATTAAAACTATAGAGGCTGTGTGTCCTAAAGATAGGTGGACAGATGCACGTTATGCTTGTGCTTATGAAAGTTTATATAGTTTTATGTCTTCGGGAGACTGTGTTTATCGAACTTTACGAGGGAATAAATCAGGAAATCCTTTAACAACTGTGTTAAACTGTATTGTTAATAGTTTATATCATTGGTATACGTTTATTCAATTAACTGGTGAGCGTGATTTGCAAGTGTATATGGATAATGTTAAGATTGTGTTTTATGGTGACGATGTTTTATATTCAGTTAGTAATTTATATAAGGATGTGTTTAATTTCCAAAATATTTCAAAAATTATGCGTGAACATTTAGATCAAAAGTATACTCCCGCTAATAAGTATGGAGATGGAAATTTTG